GCCATCCTGACATAGAGTCAGTGTAGTTAATTCTAATTCCATCATGGTCACCCCAGCTGACACGTTCTAAATGCTTATCAGTATCAACTGATGAGATGAATTTGGGGATTTTTGTAGGAGCGTAAAATAGGTTAGTTAGATTACTAAATCTCTTACCTACCTCAACATTAAACAAGTCTGATGTTAAGGCCATCCTTGCTATATTAGTGCTGATATTTGAGTCATCTCTGCCTAAGATACGCTCATAGAGTTTAGATGTCTCTCTAACTGACTGGAAATCAGCAAGAGATACCTTACCATTCAAGTCAGTCCTCAAATTAGCAATTAAGTTAGTGGTCTCTGTGGCCGTTTGATTAGCTTTATTTAAAGCCTGTACTGCCTTACCGTCAATTTGTGTAGCCTGATTTCTCAAAATAGACAAATTACGCTCATTGTCTTGCTTGTATAGTGATAACTCTTGACCTGTTGAGTTAGAGGCGTTCTTAGCCTCTTGAGCAAGTAGTTTAGAGGCATTAGCTAATTCTTGAGTAGCATTTGACTTTTTGAGCAAATCAGAAACTGTCTGATCATGTTTAGCCTCAATCCCAGCCATCTTAGTATTGACTGCCTCAAATTGTTTATCTACCTCTTTCTTAACACGGTCAACATCCTCAGTGTCAAGCCGTTTCTCCCACATGCTACCATTCCAAATATACATCCGTTGATACTGGCCATTTTTTTCAAACCATGTATCACCTATTTTGTGCTCAACATTTTTAGCTGGTGTTTCATGCCAAATCTTATTACCTGTGCCGCTGATGAGATATTGAGGTAGTGTACTCTCAATAGAGGCTTGTCTCTCCTCAACCACTGATAGACGGTCAGCAATTCCTGCAGTCATGCTAGATGACAGTGACTGTCCGATAGTGCCTAGCGTTATCTCCTCATTAGAGTCAGTGTAGACATCATAGACCACCTTTACTACTTTCTCAGTAGTCGTAGTGATGTCAAATTGTGGATAGTAGAGAGGGATGATGTCACAGAGCTCAACTTCCTCCATGACCCCAAAGTCTTGGTAGTCCAAAGTATGTGATAAATCTACATAAGAGACCTCTGTAGAGATTTTAGGAGCTCCAATGTTGTTAGTCTTGATGTAAGACTGGCCTAGTGACCTCAATTTCTCAGCCGTTGGAGGGTGCTTGTCATCAAACTTGCTTGAGAAATCTACAAGAGATATTCTTCTCTGAGCGTATAGTCTCAAGTAAGGACTATCTAAAATGTGCTCAGGCAATGTGACTAAGACCTCTCTTGACTCCTCATTTGATGACCTCTCACTTGACCCATTACTTGATGGCGTATAACGTGCAAATGGGTAGATAGAGGTGTAATTACCATCTAAGAGCCTTTCCTCCTCAACACTGAGGAGGTTACGCCCATACTCTAGCACTGTTGGAGCCTTACGCCCCATCTGTTGATGGAGAATGATGAGGTTGTTATCAAACTCATATTCACCACCAAAAACATCAAGGATAGAACCTGAAACACCACCCAGAGCTTTCCTAGCACTGCCTACCTTATCTACCTCCCATGAGATATTACCCAGAGTTCGGATGTCTGACCTAACATCAAATACATCATCTCCTACCAGGTTATTTTTCCAAAGTCTAAGAGCCGTCTCAGCGTTAACCTGTGAGGCTCTCACAATAGGTCTCAGGGCAAGGTCTGAGGTTCTCATTGAGATATGACGGGCGTAAATTTCAATGTGTTCACTGCTATTCTTAACTATACGGTTAATCTCAAAGGTTTGCCATTTGGTTCTCTTACCAGCGTCTGCCTTGATTTTCATCTCCTCTTTAAATATAGAGGCAAAGTGGCCATTGACTGGATATTTGATGTATAGGTCATAGTTACCATTTCTCTCTCTAGTAACAGTGACCTTATAAGCGTCTGAAATCTCACCCAGCCCAAATGTTCTAAATGAGCGTTCATCAGCTCTATATAATACTGGGTTCATAGTTTAACCCCCCAATTTGGCACGGCTGTCATGGTAAAGTTACCAGTCCATGAAATCCGATTATTTCCGACATCAAAAAGAGGCATTCTGTGCTTGCCATTCCTTGTGATTTTGTCCCAGGCTGACAGATTGCCACTATATACAAGATGTTTCTGCATATCAATTATGAGCTCATTTTGGACGCTCTCAAGTGACAACTGGTAGCCATTGATGGTCAAAATACCATTACCATTACCTCTAATCTTAATTAGTGGCTTAGATTGTACGTTACCCAAATTTTTAAGCGTCATCCCATTTGTTAATGGGATTTCATTGCGCCCAGTTTTTAAGAATTTGATAGGGTGAATTAAAAAATTTAATTTCACCTCACCAAAATTCCTGAGCAATTCCTTGACACTAAATGACTCAATAAATGTAGCAAGATAGATATAATCAGAGTCCCATGAGAGCTCTAACTCTTTCCACCCTTTAACATTGAGCCAGTCACTTATAGCTACCTCTGATGTAGATAATCTCTCAACTGTATTGATTTTCATAGGAAACTCACGCTTGACAGGTTTAAGCCTTTGATTGTCTTTCAAGAGCACCCCATCACGGCCTGGCACCTCAATAGTCTCAACATCATAGGAGGTAGAGCTAAACTCAATATCATTTATAATTTTTAACCCAAAATCGCTAGATTTCTTGCCATCAAATTTAATAAATGTGCTCATTAAACACCTCCTAATCTCTCTTGTTCTCTATTTGTGTACCATGCCATCTCTTTCATAAGATGTTGTATGTCACGTTTCTCAGTCTCATCTACTTTATTGCCGTTGTAATTAAAAGTATACTGGTTGTTAATTTCTGCATTAGTGCCTGAGTCAGCTTTCTCAGCTTTAGCCTGAGAGGCTCCTAGAGTCATTTTTAATGACTGACTTAGTGTGTTATTACCAAGTCCAAGCAAGTCCTCAGCGCCAAATTTAAAGGCTGACATCTCTTTCTGGACATAGGCAAGACTATCAGTAACATCTGAGGTATTTTGTTCAATACCTACAGCAATACCTTGAGCAATGTATTTACCTACATTATCTCTAAATAATCGTGATGGTGAGTGTATTCTTGCCTTAGCTCTTGCAGCTCTTTCAGCTTGAGCGACAAGGGCATTAGCTGCAGCTGTTACAGTCCACAAAGCAGAATAGAGACCATTTGCTAGACCTTGACCAATCATAGAGCCTACATATTGCATAGTAGATACACCTCTCATCCCTGTTGCTTGGATTGAGTTGACCATGGATGACATTGCTGATGTTGCCGAGCCAATTCCTGAGCGTATACCGTTTGTTATTCCTGTTGAAACTCCACGCCCTGCCTGTTGACCTGCTTGAGTCATTTGACTTGCTGATTGTCTTACCACGTTTGTCATCTGTTGCATACTTGAGCTCATTTGTGAGACAGCTTGTGTCATTGCTGATCTAATCACTGAATTAAGTTGAGACATAGCTGATACAGCAGAGCTAGAGATGTTAGCAAAACTAGAGGCCACTGTAGGGGCTGATGTCGCTAATTGCATGATAGATGTGTTAGCTGTCATGGCTGAGGCTGAAATAGCTGAGAATAGGCTAGGAATTGTGCCTAGCACCCCACCTAGTGAGCTGATAACTCCAGTCACTGCAGCAAATCCTGATGTCATTGCTGATGTAGCTGACATAGTAGCCACTAAGGCACTTGATAAACCAACAAGGGCACTTTGTAAGACAGCGATACCTGAAACAGCACCAGACAAGCCACTAAATGAGGCCACTGCTGATGTAGCAAATGTGCTCATGGCTGTTCCTGCTGCTGTCAAAGCACTTGGTAATTGGTTAATACTTGTGCTTAATGTACTCAATACTGTTGGTAAGCCTTGCATAGCTACGCTTGCCACTTGTGCTGATGTAGCAATCATCATTAGACCTGTTCCTGCTTGTTGCAATCCTGAGCCTGCTGTAGCGATACCTGAGTTAGCGATTGCTGCCAATCCTACGGCTGTTGCTCCCAAAGTTCCAACTAAATCACTCAGGTTAAGGTCAACTAGCATTTTTATACCTTGAGCCATCAACTTCACGCCTACTCCAGCATTTTTAGCAGCATTACCCATGCTCTCAAAAATACCAGCGACGCCATCAAGCACGCTCCTAATAACTGAGCCAAATGACTCTACCACGCCTTTAGCGCTATCCAGGATAGATTTAACTTGTTCACCAAATGTCTTAATCAAATTGGTTAAGCTATCAATAATAGGGCTAATTTGATTGACAAGGTTATTAAATGACTCAATAAGTGACTGGATAATAGGAGCTGTTGAGGTTACCATCTCATTAATCGCTGGCACAAATGGAGCGACTGCTTGGACGATTTGGACAACTGCCTCAGTGACAATACTAACCACTTGGACAAAAGTATCTGAAATAATTCCAACTATAGGGGTTATGGCTGTAGCTACCTGAGCAATGCCTGAGCTGATAGATGTTACTACTTGGCTAATTGCTGAGCCTAGCGCTGTAATCACTGGCGCTAACCCACTAAATGAGCTGATGATGGAGCTGACTGCTGCTCCCACAGCTAAAATAACTGGGGACATCATTGCAAATGATGAGGCTATAGTAGGGAGCACAGGTGCTACAATTACAAGAGCTTGTGCTAAGCCTTGGATAGCCATGTTTAGGATAGTACCTATGGCTGTGCCTACGCTGACCACCACATCACCTACAGCTTGCAAGATTGCAACTATACCCTGACTTTGAGTGGCTAATAGAGTAAACCCTGCAGCTATAATAGCTACACCTGCCCCAATCCCTACAGCTGCAATAGCTATAGCACCACCAAATGCTAGAATATTTGCTACACCTGCTGTTTTTAATGCTGCTCCAAATGCACGGATGACAGGCGCTAAACCTGAAAGGGCTGTTTTTAAACCTTGTCCAATTCCTACAGCTGCTGTCTTGATAGATGTGCCTAGAGATTTAATGATATTTGATAAACCATTAAATAACTGAGTAATAGTACTTTTGGATTGTCTGACACTATTTGTAGCGCCATTGACTGCCTCTGTGGCATTGGTTTTAAATATTCCAAAAGGATTGAACGCTTGCAAAAAGTTAAACGCTTTGAAAGCGACAAGTGCCCCACCAATACCTACTACTAAGCCTCTCCAAATATCTCCACTAATTGACTGAGATAATTTTGAAATCCAGCTAATGACTAATGAAATAGCGTTTACTACATGGCCTGCTGCAGCTCCTATAATATCCCAAGGGATGATGTCACTTAGTTTTTCGGCAAGGTCTAAAGCTGCAGCTGTGAAATCCTTGAAAGCACTATAAGCATTCTTAATAGCTCCAGTGTTAGCAAATGCCTCAAGAGCAAATTGAACGCCTGCAGCTAATTCTTGGATGACTACATTTACCAAAATTACAGCATTAGCGATACCCTCAACAACATTACTAAATCCATTGCTGTCACTGGTCAACTCCTCAAAAAGAGATTGTACTGTGACCACAATATCTCTGATTGAGTCTGAGATGTAATCAAATACGCCAGCTTTATTAAAGATAGCAAAGAAATTTGAGACCATTTGACCTGCTTGAGCAAATCCATTGGATAAGCCTGAGATAAATCCATCTACATCAATGCTATCTAGTAAGCTCCCTAATTTGTCTGCCAAACTATCAAAATTGATTTTGTCCAAAGCGTCTGAAACTGCATTGACTGCCTTAATTCCAAATGAATTGAGTTTGTCAAAGGCTGGCATAAGCTTATTAGAGAGGCTTTCTTTAGCACCGTCTATGGCTTGGTCAACCGTTTTAAATTCTGTGGCCATTTTTTGGAAAGCGTCTGAGTTACCTGCTTTGTTCATAGCGTCAAAGAAATCCTCAGTCTTAACTTTCCCATCTTGCACAGCTTTTACAAGATCAGCCGTAGACATTCCCATCTCTTTTGCGACTGCAGCCATCCCAGCAGGTGCTTGCTCCATCATGATTTTAAAGTCCATCCAAGCTACTTTTGGCTTACTTGCCATCTGTGTTGCCTGGGTTGACAGAGATTTCATGGCTTGCGCTGGGTTTTCAGCTGAGGCTGCAAGACCACCAAAGGCCTTAACTAAGCTACCTACATTTTTTGTACCTACAGCGTCAAGCTGTGAGTAAGTATTAGCCATGTCAGAGGCTGAGTAAATGGTCTTAGTTGCAAAATCTTGCATTTCGGTCTTAGCTGCCTTGATTTCCTCAGATGAGCGCCCGAAGGCTTGTAGGTTACCCTCAAATGTTTTCCAGGCTTTTTGTGAGCTGTTGAGCTCAGAGGCCATTTCACGGATACCCCCAGTAACTGCACTGACCCCACTTGACAAGGCTGAGCCAATCAAATTAGCTCCCAATACAGACTTAAACACAGAGCCTACTTTTTGCCCTGTACTTTCAAGGCCTCCAAACAGAGACTTAAGCTTACTGACTCCAGCCTGAGCGCCTGAGCCATCCATATCAACCTTGATAGTTACTGAACCATCTGCCATTTATTCCCTCCTTTCTATTAGTAGTCAAAATCTTTAGGTAGAGCGTACTCTTTTTTGAGTTCTTTCATGCTATCTCTGTACTTCTTACTATCTCCCTTTTGAGGCTTATAAGCTCTTATCTTGATAACCTCAGAGAATTTTGTATCACTAGGTAAGCCATTTAATAGAGCATTAAATTTTTTCCAGTGCAAACTATTCTGAGAGTCAATAAGATCAATGCCGTATGCTTGCATGAATGATGAGTAAATGTACTCAGCGTCATATTTCAAGCTAAATAATCTGGCACTGGTCTCTGATTGACTCCTAGAGCGTATCTTGCTCTTAATCGGATTGCCTGCTAGGTCTAATACTGGTGCCGTATCTCTAGCTGGAATAAGTCTGATGTGCTCCTCAAATACCATCTTAAAGATACCAGTGGCCTCCTCAGGTGTAAGAGCCTGAGTAAAATCAACATCAGTAAAAATCTGTAAAGCAAGATAGGGCTTGTAAATCTCATCAATATCATCATCATTGATAAGCTCAATTACTTTCAAGACCTTGTTAAAAGAGATGTTCATAGGGTACACATCATCACCAAGGACTAACTCATCAGCCAATTTCCTTGATAAATCTAGCATGTTAGTCTCCTAAATATTTCTTGAGAGCGTCTGTGTTGTTACGTTTCTCCCATTCTGAGATGACACCATTGATAGTCTCAAGCAAGTAGGCCATTGTGTCTACAGTAGACCCATTTGAGAAATCGTAGACTTTTTGATAAGCCTCAGCGTCAAATAATTCTGTCCATGAGTTCTTAACCATGTCTTGTAAAGCCTCAAATGCTTTGTCATCTTCTGCATTGGCTACTTTTTCACCCTCAGTTTTGAGGATTTTGCCAAGTTTTTCCATTTTGTGGATATTTTGGTCATTTCCGATAAATTCAAGAGTAAACTCTCCAAATTCTACAGGGATGACATTATCACGCTTTTTAATTACTACCATTATTTCTTTCTCCTACTAATTTTTAATCAAAAATAAAAAGGGGAGCATTACCACTCCCCCTAAATCACATTATCCGACTACAGCGGACTCCTTAGGTGCTGAGTTCCAGCTAATAGTACACTCAAAGCCCTCAAACTCAGACGCCTCACCGCCTCCAATTTTAATGCCAGAGGCTGTAGCTACGCCCACATATTGTTTTTTGCCATCAGCGTCAACAACTTTAAACCATAATTTACGTCCATCACCAGTTTTAAAGCGCATGCCAGCAATGATAGCTTGAGCCTCATCCTCTTTGATGTAGTCCCCCTCAAATGAGAACCCGTATTTTACAGATTTTACTACTGTTTCAGGTGTTCCATCACCATTGTAGTAAGCTGTATCATCTGTCTCCTCGTCATTCTCAACCTCAGCGGTTGTCACTCCATCTGCAAGCCATTTCCAAGTGTCACCTGTTGGCTCTGTTGCTGGGTTTTCTGCTGACCAAGGCGCCACATAGTGTTTACGCTTGGCGTTCTTTAATTTTGGCATTTAATTTCCTCCATTTACTTCAATTTCTGCCGTTACATCTAACATGTAAATATAAAAGCCTTGGTCATCACGGTCATTAAGGAATGGCTGTGAGACTTCAAGGCCTCTGAATTGATATGAGTTATTTTTGCTAGGTAGCTCTAAATCAAAATTAGCAAGTGCATGATTGATAGTCCACAAAATAGAGCTTGTTCTTTGATGATCAAGTGTCTTGATAGCCACCTCAAAAACAAGGCTGATGTCTTGCTTACCGTTCATATACTCTTTTAAAATCTTTCCACCTGGCAAAGGATATAGGACTAAATCCTCTTTCTCTGACAAATAGTCAAGTCTACAAGTAAGAGAGAGGTTTAGTGTGTTGATAAAGTCTCTGAGGACTTCGGAAAAATCATTGTTATTCATGCTTTTACTCCCATTGCTTTTATTCCTACTCTCTCCCAGTCTTTAAGGTGTAACGCTGTAGCTTTCAAATCCCAGCGCTTGCCTGTTCCTGGCGTGGTGTATTTACTGAAATAAAAAACCCTAGCCTTGTTGTAGCTAGAGCCGTAAAATTGGGCTCTGGCATAAGGCCCAGGGTACCTGACCCCATCTTTAGTAGCTTGGCCACTTCCACTGAGGTCACCACTCTTACGAGGAACAAAAGGGCTCATGTCTGTTAGCATTTGGTTAGCTATGGCCAATTTCCCTTTTGCTAAGGCTGTTGGAGATACCTTATTTTCAATCCCTTTGAGGTCAATTTTGACAGATACGCTAGTTCCCATCAGATACACTCCACCTCGTAACAAAATATTTTTTGTTTATGTGGATAGCTAATAGGCAATATAGCAGTAACTCTATATTCACGCTCACCATCATTGATGATGGCATTTTTAAAGGTATTATCTAAGGTAATAGGACAATGTTTAGGGTACACAAATAAGGTACTAGGTTTGGACTCTTTACGGCTGTTTTTGGTGCCTTGCACTTGATACTGTCTATCAAATCTGACATGTTTAAGGGTCACTGGGCTCTCTAATATTACTTTTCCCCATCCGTCTTTTTCACCTGTATCTTTTTTGATTGTTACAGTATCGATCAATAACCGTTTATCAACGTCTATCATATCCTACCCCTCTATACCCAAAACCAGCTGATTTTAGGATGTTTAGGGCGTCAAGTGATAGATTATACCTGTCGCTTTCAAACGGTCTACTGGTTCCGTTATGATAGCTCACATGAGTCCTACCAAGTATCACAGTAGAGACTGCTTGCTTATCATCAGCCGTAGCAATACCACTAGCGTCTAAATAAGCTACTTGATAAGCCGTAGCAAGTCTGACAGCTTTCTTTCTAGCCTCAAAATCAGTCTCAAAATCCTTAACACCATAAAAGCCATCAAGAAAGAGATTGATTGCAACCTCTGCCCTCATCAATAATTTTTCAAAGTCATTTACTTCATCAAATCCTAATTTTTTAAACTCATCTTGTGTCAAATAAGCTATAGTAATCACCTCCAATAAAAAAGAGGTGGTATTACTTACCTGCCTCTTTGGTTTCTTCTTTTTCGTCAACTGGTTCAAAGAACGGGCTCAACTCAGGATGTGACTGTTTGCCTTGAGCATTTAAGTTCTCAGCTACTTTGACATCCATGTCATACACTACATCCTTATCATAGCTTTGCTCTTTGCCATTGACATTAAAAACAACATTACTTGTTGCTTTAAACTGAGCCATTTAGTTTATTCCTCCACTTTATAGCCATTGTTTTCAAAGGCTGAAATCATGATAGGGTCAGACAGGGTAAATGATACCCCGTCCTTACTCAAAGTGACATCAGTTTTGACCTCTACAACTTCCTCTACTGTATTATCATTAGCCATTGATTATACCTCCTTAGGCTTTTTTGTGGACATAGATAGCCTTTTTCTTAGCGTCCAAAACGAAAGCGTCATAACGGATACGACCCTCAACAAGTTTCCCGTTGATACCTGGTGGGTTGTCATGGATCTTGTAGTCTTCCAACTTAACAGGTGATGTAGTAGCTGCTGGATGAGCGATAATAAACTCAACATCTGTAGGCATATATGTAGATGGTGTCAATACTACTGGCATACCATCAATCATACCTACTTGACCCTTGATAGTGATTTCTTGCCCAAGATCTGAGTTTTTGATGAATGTGTCATCAAGTTTAATCAACTTGTAGAATTTAGGAGATACATGCAAGATACGACCAGCCACAGGGACTAGAGCGTCTGACAATTTAGATTGTCCCTCAAGTACAAGCTCATAAGCGTTAGTTTTATTGACTGCGCCTGTTGCAATATGTTCAGTATCAGCACCTGAGGCCATTGCTGATAGACGGTACTTATCAACCTCAGGGATGACTACCTCTGAAATTTGACGAGCTAGAGCCTTACCCTCTGCCATGGCTCCATTTGTTCCTTGTAAAGATTTCTTGTCAATCGTGAATGTGAAAGAACGGTCTTTAGAAAGTGTCATAGTTTGGACTGAATTGCCAAGCTCGTCAGCTGTACCGTAACGATTTTGACCAGTAGTCTGGTAGTCATTCATTGCTGATGTAGCGACTGTGTAGACCTTGACTGTCTCAGCGTCAATAAAGTCAAAATCTTGGTTGATAGTGCTAGTAGTAAGAGCCTCTCTTGTAAAGCGCTCATCTACTTTATGACTAAATTTTTCTGCGTAGTTTACTGCCATTTATATTTTTCCTCTTTTCTTTTGGTTTTATACGCTATCAAAGCCAGCAAAAAGGGCTTTGTCCTCTGCACTTAGGCCATCATCTGCATTACTTGCTGATGGATTGCCTGGGACAGAGATATTAGGGTTGGGTTGCTCTTGCACTGTTTGGAATAGGTAAGGGCTTGACTCTCTGAGTGATTTGATCGTGTCCTCAAGTTGAGGCTTGCCATCTTCTCCTAGTTCGATACTGTCTAGGTTGATGAATTTCATCAAATCATCAGAGTTGTATGCACCTACATCTTTCAAAGCTAGTGCAATAGCATTGGTTTTGGTTACCTGAGCAAGGTTTGCCTCACTATCAAGTTTATACTGCTCAAATTGGGCTTTGAGTTCTTCAAGTTGTTGCTTGCTTTCCTCACTAGCTCCCTCTTTAGCTTGCAAGTCTTGAATAGCTTGAGTCTGTTGCTCAAGTTGTTGTTTTAAGCTGTCATTTTCAGCCTGTAAGTCAGATTTGGCTTGTAATTTTGCATTCTCAATACCTGCACCGTACGCTTGCATGATATTGTTAATTACATCCTTATCCTCAATACCTGCCTCAACTAACATTTCACTTTTAAGACTCATGTCTTAATCCTCCTTTCTACGTCACATGGACAAAAATTAAGACAGTTTTACGCCATGCTCCAGGGCAAAATAAAAAACCTGATGGATCCCATAGGTTTATAGTGGTTTATTTCATCAAAAAAAGCGCCTAAGTCAAACTAAGCGCTTTTAAATAGTTTTAATTGAGACAATTTCACTCTCAAAAAGAGAAATTTCAGATGGTTCATCAGGGCTAGGATTGTCAATGAGGATAGTGATTTCATCTTGCTCATCATTGTCCATTTCGTCAATAAAATCTGTGACAAGTCCTTTGATGACTTCACCGTCACTATTTACTACCTGAACCCTTGAGCGTAGGTAGTTCCAAAGTTGTTTGCTCATTTACGGTCTCCTTTCCCTTTGATAGTTGGTACAATATGTGCACCTGTTTTACTGTAATGAATACGGAAATCAGTAGCATTCTCAATAACTTCACCAGTCCTAGAGTCTATATAAGTCCCTATAGGTTTATTCTGTGAAATAATCTCAACCATTTTGTTTGATTTTGGATTGTACTTAAATTGTCCAGTTCCAGCATACCTGTCAACCAGGGCTTGACATTCTTCTTTAGTGATTGTCAGATAACTTGGAGGAGGCGCTCCTTTTTCCAAATTTTTCTGGAGGTATTGCTCATATCCTTTAGTACCTCTGATGTGGTTTTCAAAATGTTCATTATTGATTTCTTTATTAATTATACCACTTTTGATAGCTGTTTTAAACTTTTCACGCATTTCTTTTTGTTCTGCTCTGTGTTTCTCCAGCTTTTCAAGTTCTTTTCTGACCTTAATCTCTTTTTTAGCTTGAGTGAATGGGTCATTGTAGTATTTCTCTCTAGCATAATCTCTATGTAGGTAAGGGTGTTGACTCAAAAAACCTCTCATGGCTCCCTGTTTCATTCTCACCTTACTCTTATATTTAGATATTAGCTCACTGTCTCCTAGTTTTTCTGCGACATGCAAAAGCTCCTTAGACTTCCTGATAGACCTCTCTAGGGCTCTCTGCTTAGCCTGTACGTTTGCATTCGCTATAGCCTCCTCAGGCGTTAGGTCTTTCAAATGATCAGGCAAATCAGGCTTATAATTAACCCCTGGGATGTATGGTGTCATCTCATGGGTGCAATTTATACCCTGACAGCCAGCAGGATGACCATATCCATAATCAGCTAAAGCTAAGACACGCTCTCCATTTACTTCTCTAGCAACTCCAGTAGTTACTATCTGATGTTGCAGAGGAGCGCACATCTCTCTTGCTGTGGCCTTTTTGTGATAGTAAAAGGTATCTATACCCATCTCATCGGCTGGAGCCATTCTGACCTCACGGTAGACCCTCCAAGCTGTGGATTTAATAACCTGCCTAGCATACGTGTCAGCTTTCCAGCGTTTGCCTTGGCTATCAGTAAAACCGTAAAAACCCTTTTCAGCCCATTTCATGACTGTATCAGAGATAGCTTTATCTGATGTAGTTAAACCAGTTACAACTTTTGCTACACTCTCCTCAATGATAGACTGATAGACCTTTCTGACACTCAGTGGTAGAGTGGTATTGATAAGGTTATCTATGTCTCCCATGGTCTGATTGACATAAGCAGCTAGATTGGTCTGTATGAGTGAGTTATCGGTAAATTGTCCACCCATAGACTCAAGTAGTTGCTCTTTTGTGTCTTTATAGACCTTGTAACCCTCATTTTCTATGACATACCTAAGTTGTTCCTCAGCAATTCCTGAGCGCTCTGAGATAAGGCTGACATTATCATCATTAAGCAAGCCCATCTCGTTCATTTTCTCAAGTTGCCAGATATAAGGGTTATCATTAAGACTAGCAGAGCCACGCTCTTTGATACGGTCTATTACTTGGTCAAAAAGGTCAAGAGTTAGCTGATGGTAGATGTCAGCTACTCTACTAGCGTCAAGCATTAATTGCTGATCATTTAGCTTGATTGGTTTCTTTTTGACATCAGCCATTTAATCACTCTCCATAAATTGAGACATCCTCAGGGCTACGCTCATCATTTACATCATCGATGACATTGCCATCAATCTCAGCCTTAATCTTTTTGGCTTTTTCAGGTGTCACGTTGAGCACCTTTTCAATAGCCATTGTGTCAGTACCAAAACCAGCATTCACTACTTTTATCCAGTAGTCCAGCTCAGCATTTCTGTCAGTAAAGACACCATCATCAAGATTGACGCTGATTTTGTCCATCTCAGGGATTTCACCTGAGTATAGTTTATAAGCCTTGGCAAGTTCTAGCATTGAGATGATGAGTTCTTTTAGAGACTGCTCTACTAGGCTGACAATACTATTTCTCATCTGGTATGTGTCAGAGTTCTCAGAGACAATCTCTGTAGCTGTTTTCATTGACTTACCGTCAAAGCTAAACATACCAGCGGATACACCAATCTGCATTTCAAAGAGCGCCAAGCCCTCGTTAATAGCCTTGATGTAGTCATCTGATCTAATAGGTGTAGTAAGGTCTGTGATACCTATACCCTTATCAATGTCACCAGAGTCAAATTGCTCATAGACATTGTGTCCAGCCTCAAATTCACGCTTGACTACGACATTATCACCATCTTGATTATATTCTGTTTTAATCATTTGGCTAGGCACTGCCACCCTACGTTGACCCATCTTAACCTCCCACATAAATTCATCATAGGTGGTATTAAGAAAGTCTATTGTGGTTTTGGCATTGTCAAAGATAGATAGACCAAGAGGACTATTGATGTCTTTGTTGTTCATTCCTGGTGGCTTTAGATAAGTGAATAGTGGACGACTCAAGCCATTTAACTCCACCACTTCCTCTAAATCCTCATAAATCTCTGACAGTGGCACTCTTGAGCCTATTGCATTCTGATTATCAGACCTGTATAGCTCGTTTGATACCGTGTATTTATCGTTTGACCACTCATGAAACTCAATCAGCGTGTAATATCTCTGCTTGTTCCCATCAGCTTTGATGGTCTTGGTCACGATTGCAGCACTAGACACATCCTGAGTGTTGGATTGCAATGGCAAAAAGACAGGCGCTTGAATAAATGACACTCTTACACGCTCACCATCCACATAAGGCCTCATAGCAAGACCACCAAGAGCTAGACAGCTCTCAAGGTATCGCTCAAAGTTCTTGGTAAATCGGTCATCTTGTAGCTGTTGCTGAATAAATTTATTAGCTTGCTCATCATCTAGTTTGATTTCAGCCTGTTCATTAAATACAAGGCTTGCAATTTTCTTAGCAGCTGTACGGCCAATAGGTAAATGGTTGAAATCTCTTTTATTTTTAGTACCGTTGCTGTCCGTGTATTCAACTTGTGGATAATGACCTGAGAAATACTTAATATTCTCTCTAATACGGTCATACTCTGCTGATGACACTGCTATTTTCGGATGATCAGTGATGTAAGTTAGATTTTGAGTAGTCATCACATATTTACTCCTTTTAAAAATATCTTTAATTGTTTGGACTATTCCCATTACTAGCTCCTTTTAGGCTTTTAGATTTAACTCTCTAGCATTATCTAGGACAAAATACTTGAAACCATCTACCGTGTGGTCATCTTCCTTGATGACTTTAGGGTCATCTGTGTTGATGGTCTTGTCATCATATCGGTACATCTTATGCTCCTCAATGAATACCCTGTTATTTTCAGTATCAAGGTAATAAAAACGCCCCTCAGCTAATAAACTGATAACCATGTCTATCATAGTCTGATTTTTCTTCTTAGCAACTGGGTGCCAGCGTTCTCCATAATCTCTGAAATATTGGTTTCTCAAAGCTCCCTCCGCACTATCAATGGTCATTTTTAATTTAGGTACTCTGTACTGTTTCATGACGCTATCTATAAAGTCATGTACCATTACAGATAACTCACTAGGGGCTTTCTTGATGGTTTTGCCAGCTGGTGAGTAGTAGAAAGTGTCTAATAGGATAACCTTACCCTTAGCTGTAAGCCCATAAGCTCCACAGGTTGTGGCTGACTGCTGGTGTCCAGTATCCATAGCAAATGATATGCCTATTAGCTTATCATCAGTAGGGAGGCTCTCTAGTGGTTTAAAATAGCTCATGTTATAGACATGATTACCTAAACCGATAACCTCACCCAAATACATCCATCTGTAATAGTCAGGGTCAGTCTCTTTATAGCGCTCTATCTTCTCAATCATCTGCCTAGACAAAAAGCCTAGCCTATCATCAAGGTAGGTGCTATGATGGATCATGTAAGTTGGGTCGCTAGCTTTTTCAACCACCCACTCATTTATCCAGTCATAGGGATTTCTTGGAGGGTTATAAGTGAAATAGACTTTAACCTCTTTACCGTTTGGCAACTCTTGACGGATGAAAGTATCCTCAACTATGTCAATATCCTCACGACCAGCAAACTCAGCAAGCTCCTCAAACCATACAGCCATGACATAGCCTTTAGCTATCTTTTGTGACTTTAGTTTCATAGGATCATCTACACCGTAGAAATAAAAAGCCGTTCCTGTCTTGATATGAGTAATCTGTAAGGGAGATTTGCCAAATTTAAACTGGTTAGCTAAGCCCATCTCATAGATAGCCCATCTAATCTGCTCATATACTGACATTCTCAAATACTTGCCTACTTTGCGTAAGACTACCACATTCCCATTAGGGGCATTGATAAAGTCATTGACAAGGTCAATAGATACCACTGATGACTTAGTAGAGGCACGGCCACCCTTGAGCACTACATGGCTCTTGTTAGTGTATAGGACTTCATCAAAAACTGGGTTAATCAATTTGGCTAGGTTCAGTGTTACCATTGTACTCACTCCTATCAAATGTAAATCCAGTTATGACTGTGTCATCCTCATCATTAGAGCCTAACTGTGCCTTGAGGTTATCAATCCTCAAGCGCTGTTCCTCTGTAACAAGTGGAGAGCGTGTAAGCTCATCATAAGTCTTAATCATGCCTCTAAGCTCAGTCTGAGCTCTTGCTATTGCTGTGATGGCTCTGCTTTGCTTATCCCATGATGTATGATGTTCATATCCTACACCACCTTTAGCTGTGCTAGTTACAAAGCTAGTAGTGTCCTCAATATCTTGCACATGCAAAATACGCTGAGCATGTAATAAGGTTGCATAAGTAAGCGTGATGTTTTCCCACAGAATGTCTATAGGTTGTTTATCTGAAATCTCTTGAGCTATCTCATATACCTCTTGAGGGAGATACTTAGCAAATAAACCATGTTTGACAGCGTTGTTATTCCCTTTAGGTGCTCCATGCCCTAGAGCGTTTTTGCTACCCTTGGGAGCGCCTCTTGGTTTTTTGGAGCGTTCCTTATTTTTCTTTTGGAACGTTCCTTTTATTTTAGGTTCCCATTTGTCTTTACTTTTCCAACCTCGGACAGTGCCAGCTGAAACACCCAAACGCTCAGCAATCTCAATCAGTTCAATGTTGCCATTGTTCTCTGAATAGATTTTAAATGCTTTGTCTCGGTTGGGGTCTCTTGCTCTACCCAAGCCTAAACCTCCTGCTGTTTATTTGTTTTGATAAATAAAAAAGCCACTCAATGAGTGACTGTATGCGGTAAGTGGGTGCCTCCCCCACCAGAGCCTTTATATAGCGCTACTTTATCTCTGTCCTACAGGTTAATTAGCCTAAATCTAATTACCGCCCTGTACCCCTATTGTGATAGCTACTCACAGAGATACAATTGGAACGACAGGACTC